TTATCACAACTTCGTAATTTAAGTCTTGAACTAGATTCTAACAACTGGGGAGAAGTTTTTGTTCCGAAGATTCGTGAAGGAGATTTGTTGATGTTTCCTTCTTACTTGCAACATTTTGTTCCGCCTGGGAAGAAAACATCTTATCCTAGAATTACATTATCATTTAATATATCGGTAACTAGATATGGAGAAGACACTTGAAGTAATTGATGATTTCTTCATTTCCAATGATTACTTGAATGTTGTCAAGTATTGTTGTGAAGCTGATTATTACTGGGGAGAAAGAGATACTGAGAAATCTTCTCCAACAGGAATGGTTCATGAGATTTACGACTGTGGAGATAAACCAGTAAAAGAAAGTAATCAGTGGATTTATGATTTGTTCTTTGAGAATACAAATCATTTGTGTCCGAACTTAAAATTGTATCGGATGTATGTCAACTCATTTGCACCTGGAGAAAATCCATATTTTCATACTGATAGTGTAGATAGTAGAGACCTTACATTCTTATACTATGTGCCAAGTGCAAACTGGGACATCAATGATGGTGGAGAAACTCAATTCTATTACAATGGTGATATGGTTGGTGTGACGCCTGTGCCAAATCGGATGGTTTATTTTGATGCTACTATCCTACACAGAGCAACGTCGTTTCGTGACCGATGGAGATGGACTGTAGCAATTAAGTACGGTTCGTGAACTGGCACAAGGGTCGCGTTGACCCATTGCATCGTGCTATAATTACGTCAAGTTCAAAAGGCAACAGTGACCATCACCCTTCGCCCCCATCAGCAGGACACTTGTAATGCTATGCTGGCGCATGATAAAGGTACTATTGTAATTCCAACAGGTGGTGGTAAAACATTCACCATGATCACGGATTCGCGTCGGTTTATGCAATCAGGAAATGTGATTGTTGTTGTCGCTCCTCAACTGCTTCTTTCACAGCAGCTGTTCACTGAGTTTGATAAACATCTTTCTGACGTGGACTTCATGTATCGTCAGATTTCTTCTGAGGGTAAGACATTTCAACGGAAGAGAGAATCACTTAGATTCAGAATGACTCCTCCTAAATCTCCAACCACATCAGTTGATGATATTCGTGATACTTATCGCATTGCACAGAAAGCACAAAAACCTCTGATCCTGTTTGTCACATATGACAGTCTGGAACGTATTGTTTCCTCTATGATTCCTGTGTCTGCTGTATATTATGATGAAGCACATAATGCAACATCCTCTGATGTTACGTCAAATCATTTTCAATCTGTAAAGTATCTCTCTGCACATGCAGATAAGAACTATTTCTTTACCGCAACTCCACGTTATTCTACTTCTCGTAGTGTTGATGGTCCTGGTATGGACAATGTGAGTGTATATGGTGAGCAGATTGCTAACGTCAAGTTCTCTACTCTTGTTAAGCAAAATGTTGTTGTTTCACCTCTGATTCACCTGATGAAGAGTGATGCTAACCTTGATACTATGGATGAGGTTTCTGTCAATCTCAAGACAATCAAAGAGGTTGTTGATCACTATGAAGCAGAACATACTCACACTAATCACAAGATTCTATTCTGCACTCAAGGAACTAAAGCAATTAACGATTTGCTTGCTGGTGGACTTCAAGAATGGGCATCATCTAAGGGTTACAAAGTCTTGTCCATTGATTCTATCAATCAAGGATATGTGAATGGTGATAAGAAAGTCAATAAGAACACTTTTATCAAAACTTTGAATGAACTTGGTGCTAATCTTGATGAGAAACTTATTGTCTTGCATTATGCCATGCTGGGTGAAGGTATTGACGTAAAAGCATTCACTGGGGTAGTATTCCTTCGCAATACTCTTTCTACTATCTTTGCCACCCAATCTATGGGTCGTGTGGTTCGTACTGCTCCTGGTAAAAAGTATGGTATTGTTACCATTGTTCAGCATGAATCTAACACGAATGAGAGTCAAGAACTTATTCGTAATATCGTGACTCAACTTATCAGTCAAGGTGTACCAGTATCTGAAATCTTTACTGAAACATCTGGACGTGGTAAAGAAGAGGAAATTGTAGAAGATCTTGATACTGAGGATCTAAAGCGTAGAATTGCTGACTATGCTATTGAGTTTGAGCACAATAACATTTTGCAAGAATTGTTGGCTAAGGATGATGAAGAGTTTGCCTTCTGATGTGCCAGTTGGTAAAGTGTCTACAATCCTCCCACGAGAGATGGTTTTCATGTATATTAAAAGAATCAAAGGAACCCAACTCCATGACTGCAACCATGATTAGTAAATTTGAAGCAGCACGAATCAAGTTCCGTGACAGTTTCAACAAAGGTATTAAACCTGTTGATGGTCGTCAACCTATTCCTGATGAACTTGCTCTTGCAATGATTCAAGAATTGAATGTTTCTAAAGATGCACTTATTGGTGTATTTGATGCTTTCTTGATTCTCTCCACACACCTCAAAGAAGCAGGTTACACTAACATTATTCTGCTTGAGAATGATCATCGTGGTTTGACATCTGCACAGGAACAATACTACAATAAAGTCAAAGCAGTGTGTGAAAAGAGTGGTATTAAATACTATGTGCCCCCTATGAACAACTACAAAAGGTGCGATATGGAGTTTGACGTTATCATTGGCAACCCTCCTTATCAGAATGATAAGAAGAATGGTGCAGGAACTGGTTCAGGTCACTCTGCATTGTATCTTGAATTTGTAGAGAATGCATATAAGTTGTTGAAGAAAGATGGTATTCTCTCACTCATTACACCTTCCACGATTTTTTGTGGTAGTGAGTCAAAGACCAAAATGATGGTCGGTCAAAAGTCAATTTACTCGACCAAGTATATTGACTTTGATGTAAACAAGTATTTCAAGATTGGTCAAGATATTTGTAGGTGGATCGCACAACCTAAGCAATCTAATGTTATCACCACTATCGCAGATGGTAGAGAGATTGATCTCAACAATGCAACTTTTGTGACCAAAGATACAAATCTTTCAAGTATTGTATCCACTCTTGCTGCATATCCGGGAGATAAGTTTGATTTCTCATTTAGTGGTGCATATGTGTTTGAATCCATTGCATACAAACTCAATAAGCAAGGTGTTCTCGATCCCAAGAAAGTTGCAAAGGACAAATCATCAACTCAGACCGAATCTAATCCTTACGCTGTTGACTTCAATGGCAAAGTAAGTTACATGCAGGTTAAACCAAGTAAGTACAATGATATTCGTATCTTTGCACCTCAGTTGACTAATCCTAATGATTTTGAGTTTATCGTCAGGACTGAATGCGGTAACAATGGATCAACTTACACTATGACGTTTGATAGTGTAGAAGAAGCAGATAAAGTTGCCTCTATTCTCAACAATCCCATTTATCTCTGGATTATTAACAGTCTCCGTATTGATGGTCGATTGAATAAGACTTATCTCAACACACTTCCAAATGCTCCCATTGAAGAAGTTCTGACTGCTGATCAACTCTCCTACATTCAATCTCAACTCTCCTGATCATGAAACTCCAGCATACATTTGGTTATGACTGTGAGGATCTTCCCTCTCTAATCACTGACAACAAACTGTCAATCTTCTTTAAGAAGTTGGTTGCTCTTGGTAAGAAGCAGGATCCTGATCTGTACGATCCACTATCATTCATGGGTGACGGATTTGAATGGTTTGTTGAATACTTCTTCAAGTTCTTCAATGGTGATCATACTCTAACCTACACTGCTGATTATGAACCAAACCTAGAATATGACAGGGGTATTGATGGACGTGGACTGTCAACATTGGATGGTAAACCTAATGTTATTCAGTGTAAGTTTAAGGTAGATCCTACTAAGTATCTGACAAATGAGGACAATATCAGTAATGTTGCAGCAGATGCAACTATGAATGAAGGTCTACAATATAATGGAAAGAATGTAATTATTGTCACCTCATGTAAGGGAGTCCATCCTAAACATGCCATGGCAAATGTGCATTGCATCAGTTACAAAGAGATGGCAAGACGTGTGGACAATAATGTAATTTTTTGGGATAATCTTAGAAGCATCGTAGAGGAGCAATATGTCTAAAAAGAACAAGCACAATGAAGACGTAGGATCAGAGATTGTAAGGTCTAATGAACGTATTGATGCCACTGGTGAAGTATTCACACCAGCAGAACTTTGTGCTGAGATGGTATCAGAGATTCCCGAATCTACTCTGAAGAATGCAAAGAGCACTTTTTTAGATCCCGCAGCGGGGTCAGGGAACTTCCTACTGGCATTGCAGACGGAATTATTGAAATATCACTCTTTATCACATATCAACGACAATATGCTCTATGGAGTAGAACTTATGGAGGATAATCATGCAGAAATGTGCAATAGACTAGGTGTTTCAGTTAATCATCCACATTTTGTATGTGCAAATGCCTTAGAATATGATTACTCTTTCGGAGAAGCAGTCGGACTGGAAGCGTTCATGTAACACTCTGCAAACCCTCACAGACCCTTTCCTGACTGTTCTAAGGATGCTATAATTACGTCAAGTTCAAAAGGTAACAGTGACCATCACTCTTCGCCCCCACCAGCAGAACGCTCTGGAAGCGATGCAGAAGTACAACAAAGGTCAGGTTATCATCCCTACGGGTGGTGGTAAGACCATCTGTATGATTCAGGATGCTATTCATCAGCAAGCGGTTCCTGTTGGCACCACTACTGTTATTGTTGCTCCTCGTATTCTTCTTGCAGAACAACTTTGCAAGGAGTTTCTTGAGTTGGTTTCTACTACTCACACCCATGTGATGCACGTTCACAGTGGTGATGTTGAGTATTTCCACACCACTAATCCTGAGAAGATTCATCTGTTCGCTAACACTGCCCGTACAGCAGGTGAGAACTGCATTATCTTTACCACCTATCATTCTCTGCACAAAGTACAAGCAGCAGACATTGAAGTCAACACCATTTATTTTGATGAAGCGCACAATTCTGTGCAACGTAACTTTTTTCCTGCTACTGAGCACTTCAGTAACACTGCTGACCGTTGCTACTTTTTTACTGCAACTCCAAAGCACTCTGTTACTATCTTCAAACCTGGGATGAATGATAGTGCGGTGTACGGACAGGTTATCTGCAATGTTCCTGCACCTAAGTTGGTTGAAGAAGGTTACATCCTGCCCCCTAAAGTTGTAGTTCAGCAGCTTCCTCAGGGTGATTTGAAGCAGTCTGATGAAAAGAATCTGCTGGATACTATTGATGCAAACTCTCTGGATAAGATCCTAATTGCTGCACGTTCTACCAAGCAGATTGTGCGTATGGTGTCACAAACTGACTTCTGCCACGAACTGAAGCAGCGTGGTTACAACTGGATGTATATCACTTCCAAGACTGGTGCTATTATCAACGGCATCAAAGTTTCCCGTGAGGAGTTCTTCAAGACTCTGAATCAGTGGGGTCAGGATGACACTCGTTTCGTGATTATGCACCATTCTATTCTCTCTGAGGGTATCAATGTCAAGGGACTGGAAGCAGTGTTGTTCATGCGTAACATGGACTACATTGGCATATCCCAGTCAATCGGTCGTGTGATCCGCCTTGGAAACTGTCACAAGACCTTTGGTCTGGTGTGCGTCCCCGTGTATGATAAGGTTGGTATCGGCACCGCTAGGAGCGTCCAAGCGGTTGTAGATACTGTCTTTGAACAAGGTCAACC